GCCTTGAATACAGCAACGTCAGATAGGTAGTGCACTAGGTCTGTGATGACCCTGCCCGTTGGGTGGTCTTTGAGCCAGCGATCAAGTCTCGCAGCCACTGGCTCGTAATCCTCCAAATTGAAACCCATTACAAACACTCACCTTCTTGTGGTTCATTTTGTTCAATTATTCGCTGCAGCATTGCAGGCAATTTTTCCTCTCCAACTGCAACAATTTGGTTGCCTTTCAACCTTTGAATTTCTGCTGACAATGCAGAAATGACATCACAAAGCACTAAAGCGTCAATTCTTTCTTGACTAATTTGTTGAGGCATCAGTTGTACCTCCGTTCCATACGGACAACATTGTTGAAAAACGTGGCAACAGGGTCACCGTTGCTTGTTTGTTGGCTGGGGTGTCGCATAGCGCTTGCGTAGCGTTCAGCCTCCAAAATGGTCGCAACGGCTTCGGTCAGCAATAACGCCTCCCCCAATTGCCCGTTGTCAGTTGCTTGTTCGGCAAGGTTTAGCAGCCCTGCCATTATTTCTTGGTTAGTCATTTGTTCTCCCTTCTGACTATCTGCATTATTACAGAACTGGTGTGTCACTTACGGCATTGCTTACGCACTTGCCATTTTCCATTGTTACAAACAGCATTGCGCAGCGCTGGCATTTTCACCCACAACTGCTTCCAACAGCCGTGACCCCACGCACCGACAGGCCATAAAAACTTGCCTGACGGCTGCCGTTTGCCGTAAAAGAATGCGTGATCAAGGGTCTTGGCTTGTTCGCCATAGGTCATTTTTGCTGCTGGTTTCCCTGTCGGGTTGTATTGGCGAAACACCACCTTTGTGAAACCAAATGCACCCACGTAACTGAGTGATTCATGTTTCAAATTTGAACCAGTTTCACAGTCACTTAACGCCTTATAAACCTCATAGGGCAATGGGTGCGCCCATTGTGGTTGTGGCGCTGCTGGTGCAGCCGTAATTGTTAGCGCGAGAATTGCGCCTCGTACTATCAGCGTTCTTGCCTTTGTTCGCCTGACATGACGCGCTTCGTTGCCCGTAGCAACCAGCCAGTGAGTACGCCTGCTGCGAACCCGAAACAATAACCAGATACGGCGCTCATTTTGAAGCCTCCAATAGTTGCAAGCCTTCTGGGGTTATGGCACATACCATCATTGGAGAACCAGCGCTGCTATTGCGCCTTACCCCTGTGTCAGCAATGAGACCTGCGTGGCGCAGTTCGCTGCAACGTTTCCAATAGCCACATTTGGGTTTGAATGCCAGCAGTGTATGCACGCCAGCCTCCTCATCTGTCAGCCCTAAACGGCGTTCACCGAAGGCCTGTAGTAGCAGCATTTGTTGTGACCCTTTTCGTGGCTGCACTTTCATAGCGCCTGCCTTGCTGGTGTCTGGGTCTGTGTTTCTGAATAGTGGAAGGTCATCTAGGTTTAGGTCAACCAAGACATCTTTCATTCGTGCCATTTTGTTCTCCTGTCTTTGCAGCAGGCTTGCCCCCTGCTATCCACATTTTAGCCACAACCCTATGGGCAATTGGTGCATTCAAAAATGGCAGGGGCTAGGCCGAGGGAGAACAACGACCCAGCCCCCTATTCACCCTGCTGAGAAAAGGCAAGCACGCAGGGCGAAAACCTTATTCTTTGGGCTTTAACGCCCTGAATTTGGCTTCAAATTCGTCTGCGTCTTGGGCTTCCAGTTCTATATGCAGCCAAGCACCACCACGCCCAATTTCGTTGTTTTTCAGCACTTTCACGCCAACTTTGCCTTCCCCACGGGAGCATTTATAGGAACACCCTGTGAAGCCTTTGTTGCGCCCGTAGTTGTACCAGTGCATTTCTGCTAGCCCGAGGTCTTTGCTGTTGAATATGAAAAAGTCCCATATTTTTCGGGCTAGTTGTTCGTCTGAAATGCCGAAACGTTTGCCAGCACCTGCATATCCGATATCACAGGCGTAGCCCGTCGCATGCGCACTCAGCCATTTTGGATCACCTTCAATGGCGTTGGGGTTTTTCATTGTTCTGTTGGCGTATGTGCCCAAGTTCGTTGTGTGGTAGCGCCGTTTGCATAGTTCCACACATTTGAGGATGAGGTCTGACGCTTTGCCCCCGTCGTAGGCAGGGTAGTACGGGTATTTTCTAGGCATTGTTGTCACCTTTCACACCGAACGCTTTTGAAACTTCGTCGGTGGTTATTGAACCATCTAGAGCGCTGGTTGCTAAACGCTGTGCAACCATGAACACACTAGACAGGCCTGCAAGGGCTGCTGCTTTCCACACGGATAGTTCAGGGGCAAATACTGCTGCACCTGTGACAACGCCAGTTGCCGAAGCAATAAATAGTGCAAGCATTCTTGCTGTGATGTCTTTTGCAATTTTCATTTGTGGCCTTTCAAATGGTCTCGGAATAGGTCGGCAAGTAGGTCTAGTTTGCCTGAGTTTATTTGGTGGTCTTTGTTGTTTTGTCTGCGACTTAGTTCCATAAAGCCAAGAACAACAGAGAAGCCTCCTCCAATTAGAGCAACAATTACTGCGTCACTCATGCTCCACCCATGTCCTCTACAAGAATATAAGCACCTGAACCAGCGCCGCGAAACGCATTACCTGCGCCCGTGTTTAATTTCAATGTGCCGCAAAAGGTGGTAGAGCCAGCAGACAATGTTGTAATAACGCTTGTGATCATAAAGTTTGCTGTTTGTGTTGCTCCGGGGCTTTGCCATTGGGAATATGAATACGCTGTGCCTGTGGCGTTTGTAAGTCTGATGCGCATTTCTATGTAGTTGCCAGCGCCACCTGCGTACTGCACATTGGGCTCAAAATAGGTGATTTTGTACCAACGGTTAGCAACGGCAGTAAATGAACCTGTGGTAATTTGTGCCGTTTCGGTGGTGTTTAACGCCACGCCTGTGGTCGTAGTATTTTGCGCCATGATGCCACGAGGGAAACGGTTTTGCTGAGAAGCCGTAAGAACTGCACCAGCAGAAAAATCGGTGTTTGGTGTAATTGCCATTATGGGTAGCCCAATCTATTTGTGTCTAATATGCCGTAAGTGGTGTTATCCAAAATGAATGGAACACCCAACGTTGGTGAAAAATAAGCGACCACAGAACCCATATCTTGTGTCCAGTTCAACTCAATGCCTTCCATCACGCAAGAAACAGTTGCGCCACGAAAAATGACAGTGCCACGAACTCCCAATGGGTAGTTAATCATGATGCCAAAGTTCATAATGTCAGACTGAACTGCCGTATCACTACGGATCATGAACGGCACGGGAATTGTTTGGCTGTTCATAGTCAACACGTACGAAGCCAGCGAAGCAGCGTCAGTTGTGTTTGCGTTATAGGTGTCCAGCACACATGTGTTGTATGGTGCTGAACCCGTCGCGGCACTTTGTGACGCTAAGCCTTCAGGGTTCACCTGCACTTGCGTGAAAGCATTTTGCACGCTGGACAGGTACTCAATAGCGTTGTACCTGTAACCACTTCCAGCCGTGTCTCTAAACGTATAGGCCTGTCCTCCACCCGTGTAATAGGTGATAATGCCTAACGGCCTACCACTGGTGATGGCGCGCTGGTTGTCCCAGTCAGTGATGGTGAACTGTCCAGACATGCACAACTTGTTCACGGCTTCCAATGCAGCGCCCGTATAGGTCTGGCCTGAAACCTGCGTTTCGCTTCCCGTTGCCATAAGCACGTGAACGTTCAGCGAGTTCATCAAATTTTTTGCTGTCGTTAGTGCACCATCAGAAGCCCACACATAATTGGTAAGCGTGTTCGCACCAATTACCCCTGTTGCACCTGTGGCTGTAATGGTTATTCTGTCGGCTGGTGCTGCGCCAGAGACCGAATTGTACGGTATGCCGTAGGAACGCTGCACGTCAGTAATTTGCCCAACAAAATAGGCTGAACTTGCAGCAATGTTTGTGTCCTTGACATCAATGAATTGACCAACGGCCAAAGGCACGGCGTATGAATTTGCTGGGATCAGTTCAACAGTCAAAGTTGTTGGTGGAAATGGGTCTTGGAAACGTTGACGGCCTCTAGTCACGCGAACATTTTGAACGCCAGTAAGCGTTGTATATGTGCCATCCATAGTGGCGCAATAGTTCACTGTGGGCGCTGTATATGCCATTAGCCAGCCACCCGAATTGGCACACTGCCGTTTGTTTGCATATAACGCCTCAACGCATTCACAACTTGCTGGGGGTCTCCACCGTTCACATTGATGTTCACAACCGTGCCCATACCCATGTTGTTTGCCTTGTTCAACGGCACGACAGCCTCAGCGCCAGCCTCACCAATGAGCGCCAACGTTGGGCGCGTCACAATTCCACCGTCAGCCAATTTCGGAATGTCAGGAATGTCCCACCCTTTGCCACCAAGACCGGGAATCCATGAGGGAACTTTGAAAGACAACTTGCCAACAGTGTTGTTCCAAACATCTGCAATGCCATTGAAAATTGTCTTGACTGTGGAAGCCAACAATTCAAATGCAGGAATGGTGACGTGTGTGACCCACCAACTAATGCCGTCAAATACTTTTTTGACAATGTCCCAAAGCATGTTGAAATATGGAATTGTGACGTTGACTACCCACCACTTTATTGCGCCGAAAACTGTGTCAACGACTTTTTTGAAACCCTCAAAGTGGTTGTATGCCGCGACAAGACCAGCGACCAGCGCGCCAATACCTATAACAATTAGTGAGAATGGGTTTATAGCCATTGCAAGGTTCACGGCCATGATTGAGGCAGCAATGCCAGCAATGGCAGCGGCAATAGCAACAAACACTTTGGGGTGTTCTTGTGCCCACATTCCCAACTTGGTGAGAATTGGTAGTACGGCCTGAACGGCTGGCAGTAGCGCAGCGCCAACACTTTCTTTGGTTTCATCCATTGCAATTTTCAATTTTTTGAAACCACCAGCACTGGAATTTGCTGCAGCAACACCAGCGCCACCGAAAACTTTGTTCAGGTCTGTCATGTAGTCAGCGCCATTGATGGTGACAGCGTTCAACCGTTCCTGTGCCACTGCCAACTTTTCTGTTGCTTTTGCAACTGCTTTTTTGTCTCCACTTTCAAGAGCCTGATTGAAAGCCAGTTGTGCTTTTGTCACAACTTTGCTTTGCTTTTGCATTTCAATGAGGGCGTTGGTGTTCTCCCCCATTGGAATACCCAACTTTTTCAATGCAGTGAACTGACCCTGTTCGGCTTTACTGAGGGCAGCAACAACACTGCTGAGGTCTTTTCCTGTGGCCGCACTGATGTCCTGTGCCGTCTGAAACAACTTCTGTGCCCGTGTCACGTCATTAGTTGCCCTGACAAGTTGTGCCAACGCTGGTCTCACCTCGTCATCAGCCACAGCACGGGTTTTACCCATAGCCGACACAAAACCTTCTACAGATTTTACTTGCGCATCTGTCGCACCCGTTGACCGTTTCAACTGAAGGGCAAGTTTCTGCTGGGCTGCCTCATCCTCCATAGCGCCCTTAGTCGCGTCAAAAAGGGCAACACCAATTGCCCCTAATGCTGCAGCAGCAGGAATCGCGGCTTTCTTTATGGCATAGGCACTTTTCTGGCCAACGGTTTCCAGTTGAGAAAATTCCTGCCGTGCCTTCTGAATGCCACGGTTGTCAAATTCGGAAATGATCGGCAATACAACTGACATGGCTACACCCTAAATTCTTTATTCACTGCGTGCATCACTTTTTGAACCAATAGTTTCACTTGGTGCTGCACGTCATCACCAGCCTTCTCGTAGGCGCGATAGACAACACGCGAAGCCTGTCCAAATTCTTGCGACAGCGAACGCCCCAAGTTGCCGTTTCGTGCTTGGTCAAAAAGTGTTGCCTGAACACCAGCCCAACGCAGACCGAACACACCCAGATTTTGCTTGAAGCCCACAGGGGTCTCACGTATTTTTTTGACGCTGGTGAAAGCCTTGAGGTTTCGTTCAACAAGTTTGGGCTGCCACAACATCAGTTGCTTACCGTTCTTTACCCACGGCCTAGCCATACCAGACAAAGGTGCTTCATTTGGAATGCGTGTTTTAGCGTCATCAAGAACTGGCTGCATAATTTGAACAAAGTCTTTTGTAATTTGCCTGCGTAGGCGCTTGTCAATGTTGTTCAGTTCTTTGAGCGCGTCTTTTAGCCCAACAACCTCAATTGGTGCTATTTCAACGCTCATTTTTTTTGGCTTTCTGTTAGCAGTTCCAAAACTGTCATCAGGTCTTTTGTTTCAAATGGCACATTGGGAGGCCACCAGCCTGTTGCCACTAGCACCGTTGCTAGGCTTCGGCTGAATGTCCCCCGTTGGTAGGGTTTCCGTCATCTTGAGAAATGACCTCCACCATCTCAACACGGCGCAGGTAGTCATCAAAGACAGCAGGCACAGTGATACCGTTTTGCTTTGCTGCCTCAAACGCTAGAAACGCCAACTGTTCTAAGGCAATGCCAGTTGCAAGGTCTGACGCGCGCACTTTGAACTTTCGCTCCATTTGAATAATCGTGAAAAGATTAGTTTCCACGACGTAGGTTTCCCCCTCTGTGGGGGTTACTTGCAGTTTCAGTTTCATTGGTTCTCCCTATTTGTTGTTGCTACTGAATCAAGGCGCTGTGATGTCGCGTGCCCAAGTTCCACCAGTGAACGAAGCCTGCACAGTTGCCAGTTCGCCAACTGTGGAGTTGATGGGCGTGAAGTTTGCCAGCATGCAGTTTGTGATGGTGTATTCAGGGTTAGTTGCTGACTCAGTTGTGCCACTTGGGGAAATGACAAGGGTGGTTGTGCCTTGTCCAACGCATGAAGCAAGAATTGCCTCAACTTCTGTTGCACCATAACTGAGGAAAAATGTGATGCTGACATCCACGGACTGGAGGCCACCCGTGAACTTATGGCCACTGTCCCCAAAGGCAGTTGACTCAAGGGCATCCTGTCCAATGGTGATGGAGACTTGGTTCGCCTGATCACTTAAATCGGTGGTTGTTGCGCCTTGTGTGATGTTGATGGTGGCATTGCTGAGGAATGTGGTTGTTGCCATTTTGTTTGTTTCCTTTTGTTAGTTTCGCCGTACTGCTACGGCAACAGTGAGGTCATAGGCAGGCATTTCCTGCCCAGAAATTACGCGGCTACTTGGGCGCATTGCAGTGACAGCAATAGCGCTGTTCATAATTGCGTCAGCAGTTGTAAGCAAGTAAGTTGCCGCGTCTTGGTTCGCTGGTGGTGGTGCAAGAATTTGCACATTTATGGCAATATTTGCCACGTTGAAAGTGAAGTTTTCAGAAGTTGGCAATTCAACAATGACGGATAACGGACGTGCATTCCGTGGGTCTGTTGTCCACGGAATACCCAAGTTAGAAAGCACCGTTGTCACAGCGTTGACAGCGTCAGAAAGAACACCACTCATGCAAGTTGCGCCCTTCCACAACCCAGCAGTTGCATAATGCGCGACAAGTTCACGGGTCTGTCAAATTGCGACATGCCCGAATACCCTGCGTATTGGTCACCTGAACTGCCACGTTCCCTGTAGAGCGTCATTGCATAAAGACCAGTACCGAGGCGAATATCTGCACCACCTGCATACGCTGGGTGTGGGTTATAGCCAGCCTCGGCGCGTTTTCTGTACGCCCAGTCTTGTGCACTTTGAACGGACTCCTCTAGGAATACAAGATCGTCACCCACTGGTGTGAACCCCAAAATGTCAATGACATAGGCGCTGTCTATCCAAGTTATATGCAAATGGAAATTTGCGTCGCAAGCCTGTGAAGCAATGGTGAGGTTGTCATCATGGTATTCAACAGTTTTGTTTGTGGTGTCAACTGCCGTGATGGTGGCATTCGCTTCGTTCCAGTTTGCTGTTTGGAAGCCGTCAATGTCGGCCTTCATGCCAACGAGAATGCCATCAACGTCAGAAAGGGTGACCGTGACAACGCCAGCAGCAGCAGTAACGTTTGTTATTTGCTTATTGATGGAAATAGCCACGGTTCACCCTCTCTTTGTTGTCTTTATTCTTAGGTCAATTTCACAAACTTGGTTGCGTCAACCATCTTTGTTGCGAAGTAGCCACGGAACGCAATTGTGCGTGAAAGGCTTGAAGGGTTGTCAATTGAAATTGCACCCTTTTGCTGTTCCCAAATTTGGTAGCCAGAAGGGTCACCAACAATGACGGTGTCAGCAGCGAAACCGCGATCCACAACAACTTGCAAACCAAATGCTGAACCGTTGCTGAATGCGCCACTTGGAACTTGTGAACCAAATGCGTTCATTGGCATTGTTGGTGCAAGCAATGGCCTGCCAGTTGTGTCCACCAGTTTGCCCAAGTAGCCAAACATGTTGGGGCTGAGGAACAAGTGTGTTGGCACGTTTCCGTTTGAGTTGTTGATGATGGTTACTGCTGCGTCGTAAATGTCAGACACCCACTCTGAAGGTGAGGTTGGGTCTGTCAACACTGCAGACTGTGAACAACCTGCGAGCAACTGGTCTGCTGCGTAGTTGTCGGTCTGGTATGCATATACGCGACCCATGTCGTTCAACATGCTGCCAACAATTTCAGGTGATGACCAATCAATGATTTGTTCACTGACGGTTGAATACCCTCCAAATGTCAACTTTGTGATGTCGTATGAGGACACTGCGTAAAGCGAAGCCTGCAACGTGTCATGTTCTGCAGCCTGCTGGGCAATGCTGGAATGTGTTGACACGTATGGAACACGGAACACTGCACCGTCGGCTGGCATCGCGCGAACCCCACAGGCATCCACCACAGGGCGATTGCCAATGAAGTTGTCATAGACAGGCGAAATCAACACCTCTGGGAGGAGGCCTCCGTCTGTGCTGCTGTCAACAAATGGGGCTGCAGCGCGTAACTGCTTACGCACTGACTCGGCTGCTTCGCCACCCTTCAAAATTCCTGCAATGTATTCTGCAGCAGAAAGAAGGCGTGCTGGTGCTTTTGCTTGCGCAAAAATTGGGGCTGTTTCTACGATTTCAGCCGAAGCCTCAACCGAAGTTGTTTCATTTGACATTGTTTCCTCCTCAGGAATTGTGTCGGGTTGGGGTTCGTCTGCTTCGGGTTCTGAGGTTTCATTCTCAGGTTGTGAAGCGGCGATTTCTGTGATGACGGCTTGCTCAAAGGCTGGTTGTGCGACGAGACTGATCTCAATTATTTGAGCCTCGGAAACAACCATTGTGCCGTTCTTGTCGTACTTGTATTTTTTTGGAATTGCGCCAACGCTGACACTGTCATACGCGCCAGCCTTGACAAGTTCAATTGCGTCTTGCGCTGCTGCAGTTTTTGCAAACTTGGCAGTGAACAAAAGACCCTGTTCACTATCTGCCATTTCTGTGACAACTCCCCGTAGCGCATTCATGTCATGACCCTCAAGCAACTTGGGGGCTTTAGCGTTGAGGTCAAACGCGCCACGGGAAAACTGAACCTTCTCGCCACTAGACACCACTGCAGGCGTGTCCCACGGTACTGCAACACCCGTAATTGTTCGGGGGCTTTCCTCTCCTGCAGCAGCGTCTAGGGTGATCGGTACGGAAATGAACTCAAGCATTTGGGTCTCCAGTTGTTGGGTTTATTGGTGACATGTCCGAACTTCCGAGGTAGGCCTCGATGTCAAATTCCACGAACCTGCCACGTGGCAAAACTGTGTTGCCTGAAAGTGTTTGTTCGATGCAGTCCAAATAAATGCGTGCGCCAAATAGGTATAGGTCTTGGCGTGCTTGTTCTGCATTTTGGTACGTCATTGACGCGCCTTCGGTGGGGGCTGACAGCAGATAAGCAGGGATGTTGCAGAGTCTCGCGATTTCTAGGCTTTGGTATTTGCGTTGGTCTGCAACAATTTCTGCTGGACTGTTTTGAAATTCTTTGAATTGAATTTGTGTTGACAGTGCACCAATAGCGTTGTTCTTTCGCGCTGCTGCCCACGCTGCAGAAAGTTCCCCCAAGAATTCGCCATCCATGTCCTCGCCCGATACCTGCTGCAAATAGCCCGGCGTTGTTTCTAATTGTGCGTAACGGTCTGCAGCCTGATCGAGGTACAGCGCTGTATTTATTGAACGGAAACCAGTCTTGAGGATGCCAGCAATTGGGCTAATGAATTGAATGGTGTCTGAAACTGAAATTTCAATTCCGTTGAAAAAGAGAACATCACTTTCACCGTAGTATTGCGGCCATCCTGTTTGTTCGGTGCTTGACACGTTTGCTGCAGGTAGCCACGTCATTTCATACGGCCAGCCCAATGAGGTGCGCTTTGTGACGTATGCATAAGCGACGCCATAAAAAAATAGGTCTGAAAAAATTTGTGTGAAAAAGAACGCCCGTGTCACTTTGGGGTCTGGTGTTTGCATCCACGGCTCAAGTGGCAAATAGACCTCGTCATATGACCGTGTTTGTTCGTTCCACACTTTTTGGTAGTGCTTCAATTCCAGCGCACCGACCATTCCAGCGATCAGGTCACGACTCCTTGAAACCGAAGCAATGCTAAGAGCCTTCCATTCATCCGAACCGACTGTGTAGGAAATAAAGTTGCCAATGCCTGAATAGCCTGCAGATGCCTGCACTGGTGAAACAGCGTAGGCAGGTTGTGTTGCAGTTTTACGAAAAAATACACCCATGTCATTTGGAGTATTTCACAGGTTTGTTGCAAATGCAACAACTTTCCAGAAATTATTTTGAAACCCCAAACGAGGGTTTTGCTGTACCCCCAGCCTTAGACACCAGCGCTGCCCCTGCGACCATACAGCGAGCCATTTCAATTGGCGCTGGGCTACGTTGACTGGACAACACAACCTGACCATTGGCGCGCGCCAGAACAGCCCTGTTGACATGTTCAGAAAGCATGGCCTCCCCACGGTGCACCAGCATCCCCTCCATGATCATTGAACGAACAAGACCCGTGAACTTGACCAGTTCGCCATAACCCCACAAGACCCTTCTGGCTTGTAACCGTTCAGGGGTATGAATGTCTAGTGAAGGCGTAATTGCCAAACGGGTCTTTGGGTCTTTCATTAGTTCCTCAATTTGTTCCCACATTTGGGGCAGCGTGTCAGCAACGAAACCGACCTCACACACAATTTGCTTTGAACCCCTGACAGCGTGGGACAAGACCCCCACATATTTTGAATCATCCACCGAACTATCAACAGCCAACACAGTCTTTTCATATTCAAATTCACTGGCAGTTTTGCGTTTCGCCCACACAGACGGAGGCAGCCACGACGCTGCAGCAGCCACCCACATATTGCAATGCGCCCTCAAAAATTCGCCACGGTCAGGCGCTTGAGCCGCGTCACGCAAGCCGTCAATGGTGATGGTCTTTCCCAAACTAGGGTTCGCATAGCCGTAATACCTCTCATCATCTGGCGAAACGTCAGAAGGCATAGACCACTCAGCAAAAAACAACTTGGACTGTTCACCCCTGTCAATACTGGCAAGCGCCTGCTCCCGTAACTTGATGAACACCCTGCTGGACTCGTCACCAGCCGTTGAAGTAAGAAACGCCAACGGTGAAGGCACAGCAATTTGAGACGGTTTCAACGCACCAAAATACGCATTGGGCATGATCGCCCACAGTTCATCCACTAGC